TTCATGTACGCCTGATCGTCAATCTTTCCCTCGGCCTTCATCTTGTAATACAAGGCTTCTGGAATGCTTGCGACCAAGTGCCATTCCCCTGTCCAATTGGCTTTCTCGTCAACTGCATTGTAAATGGCTTTGTTGGCCTCAATCACAGCCGTGACGTCTTGCTGTGTCTCAATAGTCACATCACCTGTCTCGGCATTCTCATGCCAATACCGTGTGATGCCCTGCTCTTTGTTCTGGTCAAAAATTCGTCTGTGGATCATCTTAAAAAAAAGGCCAGGTTTCCCTGGCCTTTTCCGTTGGCTTCAAATCAAGAAGTAACCAGGTCAGCGGCCAGGCCGTGGGCGTTTTCAGCCAAGACCTTGTGGCCCCATTCCACGATCAGCATACGCTTTTCGGCGTCGCCTGTCTTGGCCAATTCGACTTGCTGGTAAGGACGCAGCACGGTCATCTTGGCGTAGTCAGGATCAATCACCCAAGCGTCACGCTCACGCTGGAAGCGGTTGGCGATCACCTGCACGTTGCCGAAATCGGAAACGTAGATATCGACAGCACCGACCAGAGTTGCAGGCTTTGCACCACCGTCAATGTTGAAGCGGCTGGAAGCAATACCAGAGAAGCTGGACACGCGCTGCTTGTTGACAGGACCGCACATCAAAATCTTTGGTGTGCCACCCTGCGACCACACCTTCTGGATGACGTTCTTCAAGATCGTCTCGGTGAAGGTACGCACGTTGCCATCGGTACGGGCGCTGGTTGGCAGCGTGGTGTACGATGGGTCAACACCGTTGGTCTGCTTGTCGGTGTTTGTTTTCACAAACGCGCCGAGCGAGGCAGTTGCACGGGCAGTGGTGGTGTCACCAGCAGCGGCCACGGCGCCGTTCAGCATGGAGAACTCTTGGTCACGCTTTAGCTCTGCACCGCGCTTGGCTATTTGGTATGCAATTTCAGAGCGTCTGCCTGCCTTATTTACTACTTCTTCAGTGGCCGACAAAATTATTGTCTTGCGGCTGATCTGTGCGTAGTTTTGCAGACGCACAGTAGGCACGACAGCATCAAAGCTGCTGACATCATCGCCTTCCAACTGTGCGTTAGCAGCAGCGGAGGCCAGGGTGTCGGTTTGCCACTCGTACAAGCTGTTGGACACGTTTTCACGGCCAATGTTGCTCATGTAAGGGGTTTCTTCGGGTGCAATGTTTGTGATCACATTGGACAGGTCTTCACGGATACCCTTTGCGGAGTATGTGGTGAACGTATTAGCGACGATTGCCATTTTGATTACCTCAATAAAAGTTCAATTGCAGAAGCCGCATCATCGACACGGCCAGTTTTTGCAAGACGCTGCTTTGCGCGAGTGGCCTCTGTTGTTGTCGAAACCCGACCCGCTGCACCAGGCTTGGCGGTTCGTGGGCCATTGTTCACCACAGGCTTGATGTCCTGACGCTTACTCACCATCTGGTCGTACATCGCCGCTTTACGCAGCAACAGCACCAACCTGTGGTCGTAAACGCTCTTCAAATCATCGTCGGAGAAGCCCACCGATTTGGCAGACTCCAGCACCAGCGCCTTTTCGGCCTTTGCCTTCTTTGGATCTCTCCACTCAGGCAATGCCGCCAACAGCGCATCTTTTTGGCTTTCAAGATGCGCCTCCATGGCACGCTGCTGCTCTTGCTGGCTCAACTGAGAAAGGCGCTGCTGCTCGGCCTGAATAGCGTATGCCTTTTCCTGTCGATCCCGCAAGACCTCTTTCTGCCGCACCCACTCGATTGGGTCTTCATGGTAAAGACGTTCCAAATCGACTTGCGGCTCTGACGTTTGAAGCTGGGCTTGCAATGCTCCCAACAACTGAGCGTACTGCTCACGCTCGGCCCGAATCGCCTGCGTTTCTTGCTCGACTTGCTTGCGCACTTCGGCAATCTGCTGCGTCTTTCGGGTGTAGTCCTGGGTGCGTGAGTAACCCTTTTGGAGTTCGTCCAGCGTCACAGCGACTTCCTTGCCATCTACCTTGACGGTGAAAGTCTGTGGCTGGTCTTGCTCCTCGGATTCATCACTTTCCTCGGACTGTTCCTCTAAGGTTTCTTCATCTGGCGCGTCTTCCACACCAGACTCATCCTCCTCAGAGGCCGCTGCCTCGGTGTCCTCATCAGACACTTCGGCTGGCTGCGTCTCGTCAACTTGCGCTTGTCCCTCTTCGGGGGCCAACATTGCCGAGATAGCACTGGCCGCATCGGCCATATTCATTGCTTGTATTTCTGCCATAGTCTTAAATCAGTTTAGGTAAACGGTCAATGGACTTCTGCGCAATCTTGCCGTTGTCCATGATCTTGATAAGTTCCTGCCGCAATCCATCAATGGCCTGCAACATGCACCACGCCGTTTCACGCTTTGCCGACTCTTCGGGTTTCGAGGATCGAAACAACCAAAGTTGATCGTTTTCTAATTTTGCAATTGCAGTGTTGAGGGTTTCGTCCTCAAGAATCTGCTGGGCCTTGCGTCCCTTGCGTACTTGGTCTTCGTTTGTACTCACTGTGCCATTCCGTTAAAGGTTGATGGTGTCGCCATCGGGGCTGGTGGCTGCTGCTGCACAAACTGTGCTGCTTGTTGCTGGGCCAAAAGCGCCTGCTGGCGAATCGCTTCACGATCAATATTCTGGGCCGCATCAATTTCGGCTGTACTGATCTGTGAGTTGTACTTTAACTCAATTTCATACTTCTTGAGATACAGGTCTTGCGCCATTTGATCACGCTTCAAATCGTCATCCATGATCATTTGCTGGCGCTGGAGTTCCAAATCAGCAGCCTTTTTCTGGATATCGGCCTTGATGCTCTCAGCCTGCACTTGCGCCAAAATCTCCTCTGGGCTTGGCTTGGGCTGTGGTGGCGCTGGCGGCACATAGTCAGCAGGGATGGCCTGAAAGTAGCTGGTCGAGTCCTTGAACCCGGACAACTCCACAATCTTGCGCAAGGTGTTGGAAAACTGCTGTGGCGTCACCAATGGGTTGGTTGGGCCAAGCTGCTGCAAGATCTGCTCTTGCTTGGCCAAGATCATCATCAAGGCTTGCAGGCGCTCGTTGGTGTCGCCATTGCCCAAGGCAATGTTGATGTTGGCGTCCATGCCAGCGTCCCAGCCGCGAGGGTCAATCTGCACCCACTCATTGCGCATACGCACCATGCGTGCCTTGTCCTGGTGGGTTGTCACCAAGAACAAAATGCCCTTGAACAGCTTCTTCATGCCCTCGGCCAAGATGCGTGCTGTCAACTCAATACGGCCTTGGCTGGCACTGATGGTGGCATTCACCGCCGCCTTGGTGCTGGACTGCAAGGCATCAGCATTCAGGCCCATGGCCGCTTTGCTCATGCCCGTGCGGTCTTCCTTGATCTGGTCCATGTATTCCATCATCGGGAATGCCGCCTGGCCGACAAATGGCGTTGTCAGTGGCTGGACCATGCCTGGCGCACGCATACGAATGATCGCGCCCGTCTCGTTGTTCAGCACATCGTCAATATTGACTTGGCCCTCCACCACCGCTGTGCGCGGGTGAATGCTTTGAGCCAGGCTGTCCAGCGTGTTGCGCAGGATCTCGGACTTGATCTCTTGCAAGTCGCGGGTGATGTCAAAAATGGACATCGCCTCAAGTGGGCTGGTGTGCGGCTCTGGGTCACATGGGAAATCAGCAAAGGGGATGTAGCTTGCTGGCAAGTTGCGCACCACCTTGTACCCTGCGCCCATGCAGCAGACTTTGCGCAACTCAGCAATGCCATCCCCGTCATAGTCCACACGCGCATACGCCTCGATGTACAGCACTCGGCGCATCATCGGGTTGGCTGCGTCATTCGTGCCAAACGTGGTGGACAGCGGCTGGCGCGCCAGATACTCATCGTTGCTATCCAAGTCATTGGACATCAAGTTTTCTTCGATCTCGTCTTGGTCATAGCCCATGGCGATCAGGTCGGCCACGGTGGCCATCTGCCGATGCGCAATGATGGTGGCATCGTCAAATGACCGGGCGCGTCTGTCCAGCAGCAACTCCTCTGGAGGCACGGCCATGATGCGGATGCGGCCATCCTTGGTGATGCGCTTGATCTGCACATCGTGCACCATCGGCGCAGGCATCACCACCGGCTGGCCCGTCATCGGGTCCACCGTGGTCATCTGCATCTCGTCCACGTTGGGGTCAGGGTATGACATCACAATCTGGACTTCAGCGCCAGGCTCTTGCATCAGAATCTGGAGGGTTGGCTCGTCCAACCCGGTGTACTCCTCGATGCGCACGCGCTCTTCATCTTCCCACCAAAACTTGGCAATGCCGCATTTACGCACCAGCGCATCTTTGAAAATTGCGTAAGTGGTCAAAAAACCAGTGTTGTCGTTTTGGAAAATGTAGTTGGCATAGTCCGTGGCCTGCTGCGCAGACCCAACATCTTCAGGGCCGCGCGGTGTGAACTCCACCACATTCTCGGAATTGAAGAAAACCCGCATCAGGCTGGGCAGCATGGCGCTGACCGTATCGCGCACCTCCATAGCCACCACTTTGGAGTTGCCCTCGACCTCGTTGCCAAACAGGTCGCCACGGTAATACTCAGTCCCCTTGGCGCGTGTTGGCGACAGGTCGCTGTCAACATAGCTGACCGCATCTGTCAGGTCTTGCCCGATGATGCTTTCCAGTTCCGCATCGTCCATGGGCTTTGTGGCCGCAATGTCGGTGGTGATGGCGTTAGTGATGTCTTGCTCGTTCATGGCTGTGCCTTTGTCAAAATGACATACATGGAATCCACCGCCCGTGGTGTGCGCAGGATTTCCTCTTGCGGCAATTTTAGTGCTTGACCGACCTCAGAAAGCCTCATCTCCATGTGGGTCATCTCAAATCTGTCCGGCCAGCCTAAATACCAGTGCCAATCGGTGTAATAGAGCCAAGACTTCTCGTTGAAGGCACGCACATGGGTGGGATCCTGCCATGCCCCATAACTCAGGTCATACGGCACATGGATGTGCATCTGACCACCCACTTGCAGCAGTTCCTTGCAGTTGGCCATGGCCGTGACCAGATCAGGGATGTGCTCCAGCACATCGTTGGCCAGGATGGTTTCAAACATCCCCGGCTTGATGTCCAACTCGCCAAGCCTGGTGCGGATGGTCGATCCCCACGGCACTTTCGTGATGTCCAGCAGCCAATCCGGGTCTTTGATAGCCTGAATGTCTGCGTTCAGACAGTCCTCGCGCCAATCCTTGCCGGAGCCAAGATTAAGCGTCAAACCAGGCTTTTGCATATTCAGGTCGGTGGGTTAAAAGCCAAGGCAGTGCCTGGTCGTGCAGCTTCTTGGCGTCATAGCCGATGGTGTGGCTGCCGATGTGGTGCACGTAGCTGGCGCTCACAAAGTGGCTGTACCCGCGCTGGCGCAAGTCCAGGCAATGCACGTCATCGCTGTACCAGTTCAGAGGCGGGAATCCCTCGCCAAACGCTTCCTTGTTGATCCAGCCCAAGATGGGACTGACCTCCTCAACCATCTTGATGTGGGCCTCGGACGGGAATTTGTAAAAGTGCAGCCGCTCTGGCTGGTCAGTGATCCGCACATTCTGGCATGGCCGCGCTGCGTCAGACCGTGACGCCACCCAGCCAGCACGCACGCTGTGCATGGTGTTGATGATGCCCACATCCTCCAACAACACCTTGATGCTGTCAGGCGTCAGCACGATGTCATCGTTGGCCACGATCACCTGGTCGTAATCCTTGAGCGCAGCATGGATGACCTGGTTGTAATCGTCTCCAAAGTTGCTGGGCTGACCGTAGATTTTCAGGTGCGCGTCATACTTTTCAATGACCGACTCAGGACCGCGCAGGTACACAGGATGCTCTGGTGCGTACTGCCGGATGCTCTCCAGCAGCACGCCCAGACCCTTGCCGTGCACAGTCGCAATGCAGATAGGGATCATTTCTTGGACTTCACTGGCTTGGCCGTTTTAGCCGCTGCCTTAAAAGCAGCAGCCGTTGGCGCACCCTTGCTTCCAGGCTGTCGCATTTTCTCTTTAGAGCCAGCCTCAATTCGAGCACGTTTTCGATGAATGTTCTCATACAAGCCTTTCATGATTCGTCTCCTTCAACGTATTCCATGTCCTCACCATCTTGCTCACCCGTATTGGGGCCACCCACCACCCATGCATCGCAGGTGCGGCTGGCTGCGCACTTGAAATCAAAGATCTCGCAATAGCCAAGGTCGGCCAACTCAATCGTGCCCCATGGGTCAGCCTCCATGCCAATGCCCTCGGCAATGCACTGCTTGATCCCGTCCGACACATTAAATGCCGCGCAGTTGCCGCACAGGCTTTGCTTGGCGTCATCGACTGACACATCCCACTGGTCAGCCTTCTTCGCCCAAAACGCGCTGTTGGGCAGCTTCGGGTTTTCAGGGCCATAGGCCGCGCTGGTGATCGCCTTGGCGCGGTTCTTCAAGTTCAGCGTGATGTCTTGCGTTGGCATGGGGCAGTCTTGGCCTTCCATGTCATCACCCTCACGGTCCATGGCTTGTTCCATGGTGCGCTGCATTGTGGCCATTAAATTCTCCAGTTGATTGCCCAGATTATGCGACTCTCGACAGGTTTCGGCGCAGCGGCTGGCTCCACTTGTTGCTGGCCGCTGACCCGTACATCCCGGCAATTGCATCGCTTGCAAACGTCAAGACAAACGCATCGGCCTTGTCAGGGCTTGGCAGGCCGCGCTTTCTGATCTCGTCCTTGCCCTCGATCTGGATCTTGCCGTTGCTGGTGAAGCTGTAGCGCACCGTGGCCAACTCGCTGATCAGCACCTCATCCTTGGCCAGCTTGCAATCCCTGGCCTCCAGCCACGCCTTTGCCCTGTACCAAAGCTCAGCCTTCAGGTTCCTGTACGTCCCGCCCATGGCTGGCGATTCGCTGACGTTAATCCCCCTGGCTGGCAGGCCCAACTCGCGCAGGCGATCCACCACGCCAGCACCCAGGCCAATGCTGTCCACCAAGATTTCTTTGGGCTGCTGGCTTGGCGGCAGCACGTTGTACTCGGCCACCACCGCCCCCGTCAGTTGCATCAAGTCCAGATTCTTCCAAGTGCGGATGCTCTCGGTCACCACGTTGCCCTGCCGTTTGCACAGGGCTGACCTGTCACTGCCAAACCGCGCAACGTCCAGCCCCCACACCATGGGCGCCGACATGCTGGCCGCCACATCCCGGTGCAGCGCACTTTCGAGCAGGTCCATCGCAATCACCGTATCGTCATCGCCCTTCGGGAACTCCCCGATCACGCGAATCCGATACACGTTACTGTCCTCGCCATACCGCTGCGCCATCTCCTTCACATACTCATCACTCACCCGTGGCGAATCCGTACACGCCACCTGGAAGGTGGTCCACTCACCAGACAGGCGGGTGTGGGTGTCGTAGAAGAAACCGCTGGACCGCACCGGGTTGCCCAGCAGTAGCGTCACAGCATTGTGTCCAGACATTGAGCCTGCCGCCGCCTCAAACACCTGCTCCGGCACGCCTGACGCCTCATCGGCCACCAGCATCACATACTCAGAGTGAATGCCCTGCAATGCTTCAGGCTGCTCGGCCCTGCTGGTTCGTGCCGAAATAAACATTTCAGTCGGCGCAGCGTTGAACTCGATCCTCTCTTGCTTTACAGTCAGCAAGCCTTGGAGTGGGGCAGGCATGGCGTTGATCCACCGCTTGAGTTCAGCAAACATGGCGTCATACAGTTGGCTGCTGGTCGGCGCGGTCACCACCACCTTGACCGGGCTGCGGGTCATGAAGTACCACAGCATGGCCCAGCTTGATGCTGTGGACTTGCCCACGCCGTGGCCACTGCGGACTGAGATCTTCCTGTCCCCACGGGCAATCGCCCCCAAGAACTTTACCTGCCAGGGGTCAGGGTCCACCCCCAGCACCTCCCGCACAAACAGCACCGGGTCAGGGTGATACCTGTCCACCCACTGCTGAAACACATTTTCTGTTTTTGCCATAGGCGTCAATTATGCGGCCAGTTTGTCGGCAGGGATGATGGCCCTAGCCATCTTCATCCTGATCACCTCATCCACAATGAACAGCGCCTGCTCCATCTCCTTGACGGTGCAGTTATCAAGCTGCTGGTCGTGCAACTCAACCACCACCTTCACCATCGACATCTCTGGCCCCGTGAACAAAAACCTGTCTCTTTTGTAACCCCTGACCCCCATTTCATGGATGGCGTCTTGCGCGGCCTTGATCTCCACCGCCCAATCTCGCCCCAGGTCAGCCCTTACCTTGATCAGCGCCTCGGCCACATTTACCGCCGAAATCAACGCATCCACATCAAGCCTGGTCGCACTGCCGTTCAGCATCGCAGCCAGTGCCTCATGCATCTTTAACTTCAGCGCAATCCCCGCAGTCGGCAGTGTCCCCACCTTCTTCAAACTGGACTGCACCCAGGCCATGTTGTCCAGCCGCACGCCCTTGGGCTTGTAATTGCTCTTCTTACGCATACACCCCACCCACCCAATTGGTCCTTGGCTTCTTGTAACTCGCGCCCCACTTAATTCTGTCTTTCGGATGTGGGCAATCCTCCGGCACAGGCACCGCCACCCACACCTTCTCGTACTGCCCACGCTTGCCCATGCGCCACCTGTCCACATACACATCAGGCATCGCCCGTAGTGACGTTCTGACGTTGGCAACGTGCATCCCCGTAATCCCTGCAATCTCCATCGGCGTCATCCCCTCTGGCCTTGTGCGCAGCAGCTTGCGCACCCTCTGTTGGCGCACAGGGGTCATGTGTTCCCCCATGCCTTAGTTGCTTCTTCACGCAGTTGAGAAATCAGCTTTTCAACCTCATCCCAATTGCGTAGATACTGCTGATAAAACGGATCGCCGTCTTGTCCAAAACCAACAACAGGGGGATCAACAGGGCCTATGTAGCCGCCAAGCCCATGAATTGCTTTCACAACATAGGCTTCATGCCCATAACCTCCGCTACGAATTTCTCGCAACTCGTTGTCGTAATATGCTTGTTGTTCAGGGGTCATGGCTTCCCCTTTACCCACAGGCAGTCGAAACATACCCGCATCATCCAACGTGCAAACCAGTTTGGTTCATTACCAAGTCTTGGCGTGTAGACAATACCCATACCTCCCGGCCTGTTGCCAAACATGTAGCATGTCCATCGGGATGGCTCTGGCATCTTGAAGAATTCGTATTTGTTTTCATCCATTGTTCTTCTCCTTGCACTCGTAAACTTTTTCCCCAACATAAAACGCACCGAGTTTTATGCACTCATGCTTTACGGTGGTGTGAGCCATTACCCATCCCATATAAAAAACAAACACAGCAGTCGCAACGTGTGCCGCCCCAATAATCCAATCGTTCATGGCTTCATCCCTTTCAACATCTCTGCCCTGCAATCGTTCCAGCCTTGGACGTATTGAGGATGCTCACCCTCACGGGTTCCAAAGGCATCGGGCACTGCTGGATAGCGCCGCCCGTCAGGCTCGTGGTCAGACCACTTGACAGGCTCCTGCACAGGCTCATAGTCCAACCCAATCTCACGGGCGTTCTCTGCCTTCTTGTCGAGAGCCTGCTCCACTGCCCGGCCAGCATCGTAGCCATAGTTCCAGCCCATCTCAACCAGATCAAGTTGGTCTTCGCTGTAATACTCGGTGCGTGGAACGCCATGCTCCAGCACGTTGCCGCTCTTCCACTGTTCAAAGGTTTTGTAGATCATTGTGTTCTCCTTCACAGGCTCCTGCACAGGTGCTGCCAGTGCCTCAGCAGCTTCTTGGCACAGACTCATCAGCACGGCATTGGCCTTCTTCGGGTCGGTGAGCTCGTAGTGATCCTCTGGGTTTTTCAAGCGTTCAATCAAGCTCATAAACAACTCCTCAATGTCAACAGGCCAAGCATCAGCACGATGAAGGCCCACAGTATCCAGATCAACTGATTGTCAGCAGGGGTTGGCTCGGCCTCCATCTCCTTGCGGATCGGACAATCCCGGCCCTGTCGGCAGTTGCCATAGTCATCGCAGCAGTTCATGCTTGCCTCGCTTTCAGCATGGCATCGGCAATTGAGTAAGCCCATTGCGCGTCCTCGGTAGGTTGAAAGTGCATCGGGTTGGATTTGTTTGCCATAAATCCCTGCATCGCCTTGGCCGCAAAGTAGTCGCGCAGGGTCATTCCGTCTTGCTCAACCGATGCCAGTCTATGCGGTTGGGTGAATACAGCAGGTCGCGGAAACGCTGGCCCACCTGTGTTGGCGCTCATACACACCTCCCCGCTGCCTGCTCACGCAACTTCTCATGCGGCTGCGGCTGGCCCAACAACCAGCGTGCCCCCAAATGCCGAATGCTCTTGATCCACTGCCTCTGCAAGTGGCGGCTATGCGGGTACAAGGCTCTGACCTTGATCAGGTATGTCGTGTTCATCGTTTAACTCCTGGTTGATAGGAATTGCAGTTTAAGTCAAGTTGGTGATGGGGTGCAAGTGCTTAAGAGTCATTTTTTGATGAAGTTAAAAAAATTTTTTTTGGATGAGGGGATGCAGATGGGTGTCAAGTACCGCAGCAGCCGCCCCCCGCCGCGGCGGCCCAGGGGGGGGTCAGCGCGGCCAGGTCGGCTGGCCGAGTCCATCTGTCCACAGGGTTTTGTCCACGGTTATCCACAGATTCCTGTGGATAACCTAAAAGCTACGCATAACGTATTACTAAATCTGTGGATAACTGCAACACGACTTTACATAATGGACGTTGTATGAAGCAGCGTCAATCGTTGGTATTCACTATGCTGCGTTTGCGCAGTGCATCGAGCGCCATGCTGCCCAGGTCAATGTTGACCAGCGGCTGCTGCTTGTCAGAGAACTCCTCAGACAGCTTAGAAGCCAGCCAAGCGCGTCTGTCGCAGCGTAGCTTGGCAAGCTGCACCTCTTGGATCGTTGCGGCATCAGCGATGTCAATCGTCTGCTCGGCTAAACTCTGCCCTGCACGCACCCGCGCACGCGCGTAAGCAGCCATGCGCTCCTCGCCGCCTCTCTCGACCCATCGGTCAAACGTCGTATTCCCGATCCCCAATACCTTGCACAGCGCGGAGATGGTGCCGCCGGATGCAATGAATTCGATGACGGCATCCTCGCCCCCGAATGCGTGAATCGCTTTGTTAGCCAAGCTGACCTCGGCCTTTTTCTTTTGTGCGGCTGCGATGTTGGCTGCGC